ATGGCAATATTTCCACGCCATTTGCGACAAATCTGCGACAAAATGAAGTTACCGACACCGCGTAAAAGAGGTGAGACATACACAATAACAGTTTCTCATCAAGGAAAGCGCTATTATTGCACCCGTGATACTGCAAAAGAATGTGAACAATGGGCTGCTCTCAAACTGCTAGAGTTAAAGGCTCAGAAAAAAATTGAAAGTGGTGAAGAAAAACCAAAATTTCTATTCCGTGATTTGAATAATAAATATTATCAGGAAGTAGGAATGCTAAATCCATCCAAATCATCAAGAGCATGGATTAAAGGGCAGCATAAAAATTTTGAAGTGAAATTTGGGGCATTAGCTCAAAAATCAATTTATGACATTACACCAAAAGATTTAACAAATTGGCGAAATAAACGGTTATCTGAAGTAAGTGAAAATACAGTATTAAAAGAAATATCACACTACAGTGCGATGTTTACATTCGCGCAAAAAGAACTGTTTTTGATTGATGAAAACCCTTGGATGCAAATGACAAAACCCAAAAAGCCAAAAGCTCGGGACCGTCGGATACATCCTTCAGAAATAGATTTAATGCTAAAGGCTTTAGATTATGAAAGGGGCAGTGTTCCTGTGTTGCCACAGCACTATGTTGCATGGGGCTTTTTGTTTGCAATAGAGACTGCCTTGCGTCGTGGTGAATTGTTGGCAATGGAAAAGAAAGATATTTATGACGGCTATGTTCACCTACCAAAAACTAAGAATGGAGATTCAAGAAACGTACCGCTATCTGAAGAGGCAAAAGAGTTATTAAAATTAATTCAGCATACTGGGCGCAATATTATCCCTCAGTCTGAAAATGCATTTCGATTAATGTGGGAAAAAAGAAAAGCGAGTATTGGCCTTAATAATCTTCATTTCCATGATACTCGTCATGAAGCTATTACTCGTATGGTTAGAGTCAGAAAGCTACCTGTTGAGGTGTTAGCCAAAATTACTGGCCATAAGAAAATTGATGTATTGGTTAATACTTACTATAACCCTGATGCAACCGATCTGATTGAAGCATTTAACGGATAAAACTAAGCCCGCATAAAGCGGGCATAAAATTAGTTTTTTCTTTTTGGTCCACGTCGGACCTTTTGATTTTTTAGAATTGCATCGGCCGCGTCGGGATCATACATGTGTTTGCCGTTAGTGCCTTGGTTAATTGAAATGCATTTAGTGCGTATGGTTTCATCTGAAAGGCCATATTTAGCAACAAGCTCTGCCACTGATACAAGTTTACGTTTTTCTAGCTTTAGGGCGGTAACTGTACCGCCTAAAAGCATTTGACCGAGAACAATTTGAGGGGCTGAATCTGCTTCAATCGTTACGATAAATTCAGGCATTATTCCCTCCATCTTTTTCTGCCAATTCATCCAAAGCTTGAGCAAACAATTTCATGCCTTCACGTAAATGACGTGCATACTTTTCTGGTGCTGGATCGGCATAGATGAAACGTCCACCATGTGAAACAGGTACAGGTGGATTAAAGCCTGCATTTCTGTACACGCTCATGATGTGCCCACCTAGCAAGGACTCCAGCTTTTGAACGGTTTTAGGGTCCTGTAATTTTTCAATATATGTAGCCATTACCAGTCACCTCCACTTATTCTCCCACTAAGAGCGTCGCTATTAGCTGCAACCAATTCTTGATGATGTGGTTGACCATATTTATCAGCATGCGAACTTCCAAGTAGTAATACCATGGCATCACTTGGACAGTAATATTCGGCATTTGGGAAATACTCGCGTACTTCATCAAGGAGTTTTGCAAGTGCTGTGTTTAAGCGTTTAAAACGTTTTTCAAAGTTTGGATTAGCTGTGTAAAGCAAATCGCTTGCATCTAATTCACCTTCAGCAAGAACTGCCAAAACTTCAGCTTCAGATAAAGCTTTATATTTCATGCTCTAGCTCCTTTAAAAAGGTAAATCGATTGCCCAGTTGATGAATGCATTGCCATCTGAATAAAGCAAATCACCAGTATTAGAGCAGTTCGGGCATTTAACTTTGCCTGACCATAAATAGCCTGTGTTTTGAGGCTCAACTTGTATTTCCATGTATTCCGAAAACTCGCATAGCGAACACGTCGTTGGAAATTTAATATTGAGGGTTTTTAAGTTCTCATTTACTGGATGGCATTTAATGCACATGTCTTCTAATCGGTGGATATGACCGCAATGACATTTGGTAATCGCTGCTGAATAAGCGTTGTAAGTTTTAAAAATTGCATAAGTCCCGTGATTTTCATCACCGCCTTGCTGCTTGAAATAAAAACCATTTGAGATTGCTAATTTCTCAAATCCTTTAAGTGTTAAACCTTCAAGATTGAGTGTTTTATTAACAAAGTCCTCAATAGCTAAATCAATGTTATTCATTTTTTTTCATCCTGTTCAATTTCCAAAATTGCTTCCTTGATCTTTTTATAGTTCTCGGCAGAACAAGGACGAGTGAAGTTTTTAATTTGTGAAATAAATGAAGGGGAACATTCTAACTTTTGAGTTAAGAGAGTGCCGCGGCCTGTGCTTTGATCAAGCCATTTGATCAATTCATTTATCTGCGCTCTAGTAGCTCGTTTACTACTTTTCTTTTCTGACTTTTTAGCCTTATGGTTTTTAATAGACTTGGTCATCATTTCACGCAAAGTTGATTGAGCACTGATTGGCTGATTGTTGAAATACCAGGCATGACCACTTTCACCATGAGCCAGTTTTTTGATTTCATTGCCTTGTGCTAACCAAGCTTCAACTTGATCATTAAGGCTTTGCTTAAAATACGAATGTAATGGGCAAATATGCATTAGAATCTCTCCAGGCAACTAACTAAGAGATAGCCCGCCAATAACAGGCCAAGAATTGAAAAACCAAGTAACTTTTCCATTTCATTCCATCCAGTTGACGCAATTTGCTGTGTCACATTGAGCAGAGATATGACCATTGTGGGAGCTGATTGAATAAATCACTTCACCTTCATTGCAGATCGGGCAATCTAATGTGCCATTAATGGTTTGAGCAGGGCGTTCTACTCCATGCTTATTGGTAATTACCTGGCGTACTTTCAAAACCGCATCGAACCAATTCATGCTCAAGCCTCCAAAACCGAACCATGAAAAGCAGAACTTAGTTCTTCAGTCCATTTAACCTTTTCAACAAGGTTAATAAATTCAAGGTTATAAGCTGAATCAATGAAGGCATTTGCCTGGGCAATCGCAATAACGAGTTCATTGCCATTAGAGGCTTTTGAAATGTTGGAGATAGCGCATTTGATTTGATCAATCGATCTTTCACGATAGAAATCAAAATCACGCTTTGGCTGGGCAAAATCAGGGGCGAATAGTCGAGCATCAACAAGGATGTCGAATTGGGTTTTAGAAGGGTTATGTTTTTTCATGACTAAATCCTAAGTTAGATTAGATGTATTAAAACTAATCTAGCTTAGATTTTTAGTCAATCAATATTTCTAAGTTTACTTAGATTATTTTTTTTTATTATTGATTTATAAGAATTTTTTTGGAGGTTCAAATTTACCCACATATTTACCTTTATAAATACAATTTTCTTTAAGAGGGATAATGTTCGGATGGAAATTCCCATTTAAAGCTTGTAAGTACATGTTTTTATTCTCTCTAACAAGAGCTTTGAATGTTGCTTGATCATCACACATTGCAACAATCATTTCACCTGTTTGAACGTATTCAAGTGGAATATCTGGATCGATACAGATTAAATCCCCATCTTTGAAGTGTGGGGTGTTGCTTGTGCCCTGAACAATCATATAAAAACTGTTTCTTCCTGCTTCTGGTGGGGCAGGTAACCATAGTTCAATTTCATGTGGTTGAATTGATCTTACATTGGTCCAGTTTCCAGCTTGAACATAATCGAGCACAGGCAGCATCCTTGTAATTGGTCTAAAGTCTTTAACAGATTGCTCATTATTATTAACACCATATTTTAAATAATCAATTGTAGTATCAAGGACCTGACACAAAGCCTCTAAATTTTCGTATTTAGGCTCATTTACGTCTTTTTCCCAAAAACCGACTGTTACATCAGATACTCCAACTAGATCGCCAAGTTTTACTTTGGATAATTTTTTTTCTTTCCTAAGTTTTTGTATACGTAAACCAATGGTTTCCATTTCTAAATCCTACAATGATTATCTAAGTTATCTTAGCTATTGACTATCGAAGTTAACTTGTGTCTAATAAATTCTAAGTTTACTTAGATTTTTTTGGTGACAGTATGACCCGTACAGAAGCTCTAGAGCTACTTAATTGCAAAAAACTTTATCAATTAGCAGAAAAACTCGAATTGACCACTTCTGCAATAGCTCAATGGGGTGATGAGGAAGACATCCCTGATTATCGTGAATATGAAATCAGAGAATTAGCGGCTGGCCGAGTTCCTAAGCGCCTCCAAAAGAGCAAGCAGAATTTAGTGCATGTAAATAATTAAAAAAATGAATGAAATCGGAGATTTTTAACATGGTTTTATCTTTAATCGAACGTCGTGAAAAAACTGTTATGTCATTAGAGCAAGCTTTGAAAGCTGCTGTTTATCGTCCAGGTGATGAATACCTAATGGCACAAATTGCCGAAAAGAATGGATGGAATATCAATACGTTCCGTAGCTCTATCAATCCAACGACTCCTACCCATAAGGCAAATATTTATCATTTCGAAGCTATTTTAGATGAAACAAAAGATAGCCGGATTATGGATAGTGTTTGTGCAATTCATGGAAATGCGGCTTGGTTTGAGTTGCCGAAAACTGAAAATTTAAATACCGCTGATTTTGTTATGAAAATAGGCAAATTGGCACAAGAGCAGGGTGATTTATCTCAATCCGTAGCTAAAGCAATTGGCGATGGATGCATTAGTGAAGATGAGTTAGCGGTAATTCGTAAAGATGCTTTTGAACTCATTCGAGTTGTTTCAACTATTTTGGCTATGGCTGAGGAACAACATAGAGGTGATCATGCCTAGAAAAAAGAAAGGGTTTGAACTACCCGATGTAAAACATGCTGCCCGTGGTCAATGGGAAGATATTTTTGCACGTTTTAATATTACTGTTCCTAAAAAAGATACTCATGGACCTTGTCCGTACTGTGGTGGCGAAGATCGTTTTCGGTTTGATGATAAATATGAAAATGGTGATTGGCTTTGTAATGTTTGTACGGAAAGCAAAAACAGAGATGGCTTTGATTTAATTGGTAAAGTTACAGGTTTACCGTTTTCTCAAATCATTGAAGAGGTTGCTTCAATTGTTGGTTTAGATGCAACCAGTACTATCACGCCTCAAATGCGTAAACAGTGGGAAGAAGAAAAAAAAATACGTGATCGTATTAACCAGGAGATGAAGCTTAAAAAACAGCAACAAGTAGCTAGACAAGCAGCAGGTTTATACCGCAATCCTTATCCTGGTGAAACAAGCCCATATCTTGAACGAAAGCAAGTACCCGTTTTACCTGGCGTGAAGATTGATCATAAAGGGAATGTACTAATTCCTGCTTATGACACTGAAGGCTTCATGTGGAATATGCAAACTATATATCCAGATGGTGGAAAGTTTTTTGTTTCTGATGAAGAGGACCCAAATGGAAACAAAAAAGGTGGACGTACTGGCGGCTGTTTTTTCCTTCTCGGAACCATCGAGCTTGTTGACCCAATCATTATTTGCATAGCTGAAGGGTACGCAACTGGTGCAAGTATTCACTTGGCAACTGGCTATCCCGTGGCTTTGGCTTTTGTAGCTAACAACATTCCAAAAGTCGGTGCAGCTTTAAGAGAAAAATACCCGCAAGCAACACTTGTTTATTGTGCTGATGATGATAGTGCAAAAGATGATACAGGCATGAAATACGCTCAACAAGCTGTGGCTGTCACTGGCGGCATCGTAGTACTCCCTAAATTTAATAAGGTGGCATAAGTGAACCAAAACCAACAAGCAGGACAGCCACAAGCAACTTTCATCCCATCGGACTTCAATGACCTGCATTTGATGTTTGGGTTGGAAGAAGTAAAGGCTCAGATCGTCCAGGCTATTAATACGTCTATTCCTTTTTCCCCCGAACCCCCTAAAACCAACAAGCCCATCCATAGTGAGGGGGAAATTGAGAAAAATTCTCATGTTCCAATGGTTGAGGAAAATCTTTTGGCTGGTGAATCGGGGCAAGGGGGCGACATTTCGATAGAAAATGATGCTGTACCTGAATCTATTCAGAAATTCATTGATCGTTATTACTTAATTGAAGCAAAAACAGATGTTTGGGATAACTTTGACAAAGTCGTAATAAAGAAAAATGCTTTTACTGCTTTGTTGGGTCAAAAGCAATACAAGCTATGGTTAGACCATAAAAAAGTTATTCCAAAATCTGAGTTTGAACACAATGTTAATGTGGCTACTAATTTAACTATTCAGGAATTATTAGATAATTTCGTTGTCCTGGCAAACTCAGAGGAAGCTTGGAATTTAGTTGAGCGTAGGACTTGGCTTATTAAGCATATACGAATTGCGTACCCTAATATTTTTGACTTGTGGTTTAAGTCTCCAGCTAGAAAAATCATTCCTCGTCAAAACCTTATTTTTGACCCGAAGCAAGAACATGATCATGATGAGAATTACATCAATATTTATCGTGGATTGAACATTGATGTAATGCGTGATCAGCATGGTGAACAATTGACTCGTGCAGAGGTCTATGAAGATTGTAAGGGCATCATGACCTTGATTAATGATCTTTGCGATGGGGAGAAGGAAGCAGTTCTTTTTTTATTGAAATGGCTAGCGTTTCCTCTTCAAAACATTGGCGCGAAAATGGCTACATGTGTGCTGATGCATGGTCATATTCATGGATCTGGTAAATCTTTAATGTTCGTTTCAATAATGAAAAAGATTTATGGTGAATACCATACAACAGTTGGGCAAGCTCAACTTGATAACCAATATAACGAATGGATTGAAAACAAACTTTTCGGTGTGTTTGAAGAGATTGTAGATAACAAGAAAAAACATAACGTTATGGGGATGATTAAGCATCTCATTACTGGTGAAACGCTCTATATAAGTAAGAAATTCGTATCAGGATGGGAAATGAATAACCACCTGAATACTGTATTTTTATCAAACAATACTCAACCACTACCAATCGAAGAAAAGGACCGTCGGTTCTTAGTGCTTAACCCTTGTAAAGACTTGGATGGACCTTTGCACGAAAGGGTTATGCAAGAGTTAAAGACTAACGGTGTACAAGCTTTTTACACCTATTTGATGGGGCTTGATTTAACTGACTTTCATGAACACGTAAAGCCGCCAATGACCATAGCTAAAAGGACGATGATTGATTATTCGCGTGCAGGCTTTGACACGTTTTACCATGAATGGAAAAACGGTGACACAAAATTCCCTTATGTCTCATGTAAATCAGAGCAGCTTTATAAAGCGTTTGGTCAATGGTCCAGAACAACTGGAGAGCATCAAATCAGCATGAAAAGATTCATTATTGAGGGTAAGAAGCATGGCATTGTTCCAAGTGATAAGGCCAAGCATTGGAAAGGTAAGCGAAGTTCTGGACAAAATAAAGTCATTATCATTGGTGAAAAACCCAAAGATGAACAAGAGCAGCTTTGGCTGGGGTTGCAAATCGAACAATTTCAAGATAGCTTAGACGGGGTGAATGATGTTCCTGAAGCAAAATACGCACAATAAGAGCTTCTCATGTGAACGATGTGAATGGTCATGTGAACCATTTAAGCAAATCATTCACACGCTCAAAGCCTTATCTGCCAATGCATACAATAACCATGTGAATGATGTGAACCATTTTCTTGCGCGCGCACGTGAGAGAAAAAAACACCTATTGCTTAATTTAAATCAATTTAAATCAAATATTGTTCATAATTTAAACACAAGTGAAATCACTCTCACGCGAGAAAACACACATAAATCATTCACATCATTCACATGTAATACAATTTATTGTTTTTACTCATGTTTTCATGTGAACCATTGTTCAAAATCATTCACACAACCATTCACATCATTCACATGGAATTTTGAGGATTAAAAAAATGGAAAAATATTTACGTTTATTAAATCCCAAGACAACCAATTATGATGCAATCCCTTCGGATAACCACGGTGCTTTGACTGCTGCGGACGTATGCATTGCTATGAGTTATGCAAAATTAACTCCTTTGCAGGATAATTTATTTCGATTGAAGTACTTGGGCGCAAACAACATTGAGAATGTGGAATTATTTAGCAAGTTATTACTTACAAAGTATCAAGATAAATTTATTCAAGCAGGTGTAAATGCGGTTTATCACCTGCCAATTGTTCGTGTTGCTTTGGTTGAGTTCTGTTTGGTATCTGCTGATTACAAGCCTACAGAGCGCAATCGAGAAATTATTTCTGGTTTTAGTGATACCACTGTCCGCAACCATATGAAAAGTCATATTGATAATGTGTTAGCTGATCTAAAACAGGCATGTGAGTTAGGTGAAGAAAAGATTATTAAGCAGGTTTATTGCTCTAAGTAAACTTCGGTATTGACACAAAAGCAAAGTTAAGTTAGATTTCTTCACAATGGAAAACTGTATTAAACGCTGTAGTTTCCTTCAGAGCTGAAAAGCTCTCTTTCAAAGCCCGCATGACTCCCTTTGACATGCGGGCTTCTTTTTTGGAGTCGATGATGGTCACAGGTAGATTGATTATTGAAATGAAACCGTGGGTTTGTTATTCCGTCTATGCTCTCTATTTGATTGAGAAAAAGATCGGAAAACGAAAACTGACTTCAAAATTGATGACAAAACTTTTAGAGCGTTGCATTCGATTTGAAGAGATTGATCATGTCCAATCGTCCACCACAAAGAGCTAAGCGCCCATGTCTTGTGGGCAGTTGTAAAGATTTCGCATCGAACAAAGGTTACTGTGACCAGCATCAAAACCGAATCAAACAAAAAGATCGGGAGCGGGGCACAGCACACCAGCGCGGCTATGATGCCCGTTGGGAAAAAGAAAGAACAAAATTCTTAGATGAGAACCCGCTATGTGCGGACCATCGCAAGCGCGGACTTGTTGAAGCCGCAACGGTTGTTGACCATATCATCCCGCACAAAGGCGACCAGGTGTTGTTCTGGGATAAGAACAATTGGCAACCGCTTTGCAAGTCATGCCATGACCGCAAGACAGCAACCGAAGACAAAGGCGGCTGGTCATATCAACCACCAGTTACGCAAAAGCCAGTTGATTGTTATGTTTTTAAAGTTGGTGAGATGGTACAAGCTGCAACGGCTTATGCAATTGACACTTTGTCCTGTGGTTGGACTGATAGTTTTGAAATCAAATCAATCGAAGATAAAAAGATTGAAGTGCATGATGCCGATGGCTTTGTTCATAAGCTGCATCACTCACACTTCAAGGCGGTGACTGCATGAGTTGCGAACGAGAAGTTATATTGCTCGGTGATCCGGTTGTATATCGTGATGACATCAAAGGCTTTGATGAACTAGGTGTCGTTGTTAAGACTGGCTCATCATTCGAAGTACTTTGGAATGGTGAAACAACTCCTAGAACTACAATTTACGAAAGAGTACGTGGCGCTCGACTTGATGAAGTCGATGCTGGTTGCCGAGTGATTCGGGAAAATTTTTAGAAAAATAGGGGATAGGGGGTCAAAAGTCGAAAAGGCTCTCTCAGAAAAGACCGCCCCCCCATCAAATTTTTGTGTGGTCAAAAGTCCATAGGGGGGTATACCTCTAATATTTAATCAGTTTTAAATTTTTGGAGGTCCTTATGTCAAACATGGGAAGACCTAGAAAGTCTTTACAAGAAAAAGTTTTAAGTGGTGGCCGCGTTCGAGAAGATCGTGATGAAGATGCACAAGTTGCGAATGCTGCTGTCGATCTTGGAATGCCACCATGCCCAGCATGGCTAAATAAAAAAGCCCGAAAACATTGGGACACATTAGGTCCAAAATTGGTTCAAGCGGGTTTGCTTAGTGTTGTTGATGGTGATGTGTTTTTACTCCACTGTGACAACATGGCAGCGTATGAAGAAGTTCAAGAAAAATTGCAGGATATTAATTCTTGGGTTGCGACGACTCCAAACAAATTTGAAGTCCAGTCGGCATGGCTACAAATCCGAAATAAATTGCAGGAATTAATTATTAAAACTGCCCGTGAATTTGGTTTAACTCCAGCGGCTCGTTCAAGTGTCAAAGTGAATAAACAACAGCAGCTTGATTTATTGGGTGCAGCAGCGGCCACTGAAGATGATGAATTTGCGGATATGAACATCCGTACAAGTTAGGAAAATTTATGCGTGATTATTTTAAAATCGCGCTCCAGTATTGCCTTGATGTTCGCTCTGGAGTGCGTGTATCTGGGCAACTTGAAAAACTTGCCATAAAAAGATTTTTATCAGATTTAAAAAGATCAAATTTTGATGTTGAGTCGGTCGATGACGAAACACAAGAATTATTAAATCAACTGAAATTTAAACCTTGTCCAGATGTTGATTTTGATTATGAATTAAATCTTGGGCGTGTAGATCATGCCTGCAAATTTGTTGAAGCCTGCCCGCACGTTAAAGGGAAGTTGGCAAAAATAAAGCCTGATGGAACAAGACATCGATTGATATTAGAGCCGTGGCAGATTTTCGCTATGGTGAATATTTTCGGCTGGATTGATTCTGACAACAAACGTCGTTTTTTGTATGTCTATATTGAGGTAGCTAAGAAAAATGGTAAATCAACTTGGCTGGCTGCCGTTGCCTTATACCTGGCATTTCTTGACGGTGAAATGGGTGCTGAAGTTTATACAGCAGCGACATCAAGAGACCAGGCAAAAATCGTATTTGAAGATGCAAAAAAGATGGTGGAGTTTTCACCACGCATGTGTTCGAAATTCGGTATTGAATTTTCACAATATTCAGTCTTTCAGACCGAAACAAACAGCTTTCTTAAAGCGCTATCACAAGATCGGGGCGGAACAAAAGATGGTTTAAACGTTCATGCAGCAATTATTGATGAATTACATGCTCATAAAACTGCTGACATGTATGACATTGTTGCTAATGGTACAGCAGCACGTGAAGAGCCGTTGATCTTAGCAATTACAACTGCTGGTGATGACACTACAAGTAAATGTTATCAAGAACGGCAAATTGTTGTTGATGTTCTGAAAGGGAAGGCTACACACGAACAATATTTCGGAATGGTCTTTTGCTTAGATCGCGGTGATGATTGGCAAGACCCAAAAGTATGGCCTAAAGCTAATCCCAACTATGGGGTTTCAGTTAATGAAAAGTATCTTTTTTCAGTCTTTGAAAAAGTCAAAGTTAGCCCAAAGCAAGAAGGTATCACTCGCCAAAAGCACTTAAACGAGTGGGTAGGTGCTGTTGATGGTTGGATTGCCCCTTCTATCTGGGAAAAATGCTACTCAGAAGTTAAATATGAAGATTTAAATGGACAAATTCGTTTTGGAGGATATGACTTAGCTAGTCGACTCGATTTAGCTTGTTGGGCTGAGTTAATTCCACGAATGGAAACTGATGGAAAAATCCATTGGTATGCTTTTGTTCACTCTTATATTAATGAGCGGGTGATTGAAACCAAAACTGCAATTAATGGTGAAAAGCGTCCTGATGAATACCCTGTTTGGCGTGAACAAGGGTTTTTAAAAGTAACACCAGGTGAATCAACAGACTTCAAGCGAATTCAGCGAGATATCGAAGACGCCCATGTAAAAAATCCATTTTATGAAATAGGTCATGACCGTTATCACGCGGAACAACTGACAGCAAATTTGTTAGATGAAGGTATTTCAGTTGTTGAGATTCCTCAAACTACGGAATATTTGAATCCGGCAATGCGTTGGATTGAAGTTTTACTTGCTGAAGGACGTTTTCATCATAACGGGGACCCCCTTTTTAAATGGTGTGCTTTAAATGTCTTGGTTAAACCGGATGCTAAAGACAATATTTTCCCTCGCAAGGGAGCAGCAGGCAAAAAGATTGATGCAATGGTTGGGGTCATTAATGCCGCGGCACGTGCAAGGCATTGGGATAATGAGGAAGTTTTTGATCTGATTCCTGGTGATAACTCTGATGATTTTGACTTTGATGACTATATACAAAATATGGTAGTGGGGCGACGATGACAGCAAAAATTGCAAAAAGTCGGCTGTTTGAGTGTCTTGAAAAGGACAAAATCAATCGGGCCGTGGATGATGCAAAGGAGAGTAATACTCGAAGTACTGGTCCAGCAAATCCAGGGCGAGGAACATTAATTGATTTTCCACGTTCAAAAAGTCGGATTGCTAGTACAGCGACTTGGGACCGTGCAATGACACTATCAGTCGTGTTTGCATGTCATAAGGTTTTAGCTGAAACAGTAGCAAGTTTACCCCTTGAAATGTTCATGTTTGATCAAGATCGGAACCGCAAACAAATATTTGATCATAAGTTGGCGAGTCTTTGGCGTAATAAACCAAATGACGAGCAAACTAATGTCGAATTTAAAGAAACATTTATGCTGAATTTAATCAGTGGAAATGTATATGTGCGCAAACATTATTACCACAAAGAGCTTAATCAACTGGTTGTGATAAATAATGCTTCTGTAGACCCAAAATTGAACAATAAAGGGAAAAAAGAGTATCACATCACCTATTCTGATGGAAAAAAGGAAATCCTGACAAATAATGAAATTTGGCACGTCAAATTATTTGGCACTGGTTTGGTTGGAATGTCGCCTTTGGCATATGCTGCCAGATCAATAGGAATTGGTCTTGCAACCGACGACAAAGTCGGTCGAATTATGGAAAATGGGGCTAAACCTTCAGGTGCGCTTTCAACAGATAAATCACTGAAAAAAGAACAACGTCAATCATTACGTGAAGAAATGGAAGAGCTAGTTTCTGGTGATGATTGGTTTTTACCAGTTCTTGAAGGTGGATTGAAATTTGAAAGATTTAGCTTAACTCCAGAAGATATTGAACTTTTAGAAACCCGAAAATTTACTGTTGAAGAAATTTGTCGTTTCTATGGTGTGCCAAGTGTACTAGTGAATGACACTTCTGGTTCAACAGCTTGGGGTAGTGGTATCGAACAAATTGTGGAAGCTTTTTATCGATTTGGTTTGCGTCCTTATTTTGAGCGTATTGAAGAGTCAGTTCGACTTAATCTGCTTGACCGTGTTGATTGGGACAAATACGAATTTGAATTCAAGATTAAAGACTTATTACGTGCATCAATTACTGCTCGAATTAGTAATAACAAATCGAGAATTGAAAGCGGACAAGCCACGATTAATGAGGTCCGCAAAGAAGAAGGGTTTAGTCCTGTTGAGGGTGGAGATAATTTAATGATAGCTGCGAACCTTATTACCCTTGATCGCGCTGTAGCTGGAGGGGGGCAAAAAAATGAATCTTAG